GACCTGTCCTCCCATCCAATTCCAAACCAGCGTTGATTCTTTTGTTCAAAAAAGCTTGAATTCTATAGACATGCTCTCGGTGATACATTTGTTCATTAATTACTCTTTTAACAACTCTTGTCAAGTCTGATTCAGTTAATTTTATAATTTTTTTCATAATTAATATTTGAGGGTTAATAAGTATTTTGATTTGTTAACTAATAACAACATTTCGTCCCTAATATTTAACAAATCAGTATCATATCTTGAATCAAGTTGGTCCGAAAACCCAACCAAAAACTCTGTAATACCATCTAAAAAATTTTGCATACTTAGTGAATTTATATCTTGAAACATTAAAGCAAATTCGGGTTCAAACTCGGGTCTTCCATATTTACCCATCATTGCCTCAGTAAAATCATCTATCAAATCTCCGAGTCCGTCATATATTTTTCCATAAGTTTTATGTTTAGCATCCCCAAATGTTTGCCAATGTAAAAACTTCCATTGAAGTTGCATTTGTACTAATTTTTTAATAAGTTCTTCTTTCATGTTAATAAATATCCTTATAAACAAAAAAAAAGGTCATAAAGACCTTTTTAAGTTTTAGATTCAAAATCAAGGACTCCTTGTTTTTTCTGATTAATAAAATGTTGTACCCTTTTTGTCGCCACTTCACAATAATTAGGACTAAGCTCGATTCCAATCCATCTGCGTCCTAACGTTTCTGCCGCAACCAAACTAGTTCCGCTTCCAGCGAACGGATCCATAACAACATCATTCTTATAGGTTAGAATTTTTATTGCTTTGGCCGGAATATCCATTGAGAATGTTGCCTTTGTCTGTTGTTTGGTATCAGCGAAATATTCCCATTGACCATAAACCAAAGACATAAATTCTTTTTTATCTTCGTCTTGATAAACCGTTTTAGTCTTAAAAGTTCCATCTTCTTGTTCAATGTCAACCATTTCGGCGTTCCATTGTGATTCTCCTTTAATTTTCTTGATTCGGTCTTTCTTATACGCTAATATAACACACTCCTTTGGATTATAGATATACGGACTACTCGGAGACATCCAAGAACCCCAAGCGGTAGTCTTACTTCTATGTGGTGAATTCTCATCAAGATCAACCAATCCATAAAATTTGAACCCAACCTTTTTCATAACCGCCCAAAATTCAGACATAAAAAGAACTCTACCACCTCTATCTTGTACGTTAATTTCATAAGGAATATTAACCGCAATTCTTCCGTCATCTTTCAATACACGAAATGATTGTGTCAACCAACTTTCGGTAAATTGCCAATAGTCTTCCATACTCTGATTATCATCATGAGTATCATAGTCAATCCCAACGTTATATGGTGGTGAAGTAACAACTAAATCGATTGATGATTCGGGTAATTTTCCCATTTCTTCAACACAATCCCCGTTAATAATTTTATTTGTCTCTATTGTCATTATAGTTTTCCTTCTTGTCTCATTTGTTCTCTAATTTTGGTTGCAGAAATATCACTAACTTCTTGAGGTGGAATATGTTCTATAATATCATATCCAACTCCTCTACCAAAATTAACTGACTCGATATCAGGAATAATGATAACTTTAACTCTACCCTCCTGAATTAAGTCTAAAAGTGCTCCAGTAATTTTATTCTCAACCTCTTGTGAAGTATATGGATTTTTATCGTCAGGTTCAATATCTCTAATGCAAATTAAAACATTTTTACCTTCATCAAGGCACTGATTCATTAACCATTTATGTCCATCATGAAATGGTTGAAATCGTCCCACGAGCATGGAATATTGTTTTCCACCAGTGTTTTTTAGTTTTGGGTCTCCCTCTACGTGTATTTTTTTCATTTTTGTTTTTAATTTGTTTTTATAAACTCCAAAATCATATTTGCAGAATCATCAATTGAGACATTCGTCGTATCAATATCTATAAAGTTACCTGTTGGTTTTTCATACTCTTTAACGAAATAACCTTCTCTCCCCCTAACTTCGGTGGTGTGTACATAAACTTCGATAAGATTCTCCCCCATCTTTGATTTGAACTTATCTCTTTGGTCTTTATATGGAGACACCAAGGAAACAAATAGGTGTTTACCTTTATTATGAAGATATTCTGAGATTTGTTGTGCGAGTTCAATATTTTTTCTACGCCCAACTTCAGAGTAATCCTTATTTTCAAATAAATCCCTCAAATCATCTCCATCAATATGAAATACATCCGAACCCATGTTTAACATCATTCGTTTACATAGGGTTGTCTTACCTGATCCCGGTTGACCTGTTAACCAAATTATCATTTTTCTAAATTTTTAATTTTTCTGTTTAAATAGAATGATGCCTTTTTCAAATCTTCTAACTCTTTAGTTGGACATTTCTTTCCAGCCCTTGCAACATACTTTACAACGTTGAATAGGTATGCGTCTTTATCCAACTCCCACGCTTCGCATACTTTAATAACTTCGTATGGGTTATCTTCTCCACCATAATGATTCGGGTGGTTTACCATTTCTTTATTCATTTTTACCCCATTTTTTTCCAATGTATTCATTGTATCTATCATATTTTCTTGGACTATATAACATCCAAACAAAATAGATATCAATAAACCATTCTATCTTATTGAGAATTTTTTTAATTTTTTCCAAAATATTTTTCGATAATCTCCAATCTGTCATCAGCATCTGATAACATCGATAATGCTTCTTCAGCGTTATTATAGAAATCTTTGGTTGAATGGTCACCAATACCAACTCCAGTATTACCCAATAAGTCCAAAGTCAAAAGTGCTTTTGCTTTATCTGCCTCGGCTGAGGTCTTCAACATTTTAATTAGATTTTTGTTCATAACTTTTATTTTTTATAGTTTAATTATTTTTAGAATTTCTTCGTCAGTTTTTCCCTCAACATGTAAGTTGTAAATCGAAACACAAGTTGTATCACCAAAATACAACATTTCACTTTTGCCGAAATATTCTTTTAATTTACCTTGTTTTAGGGCAGAGACGCATTGGTCAAGAATTACCCATCGCTTATTTAGACTCATGTCGGAAATATAACAAATTTAGTTTGTAGAGTCAAAGTTATTAATTTTTTCGAAATTTACAACTTGAAAAATATAAGACATAACTTTTCTCTTAATGATAGGAACCATCGTCTCTTCAAAAGGAAAATTTTGCGAACATTTGATTTCAAATATTGGTAAGGTTTTGTATAATTCTGTTTGATTCCATTTTGAATTTGAGTCAATAATTTCAGTAAGTGTTCTTTCGTCAATTCCACCTTCAGATATTAGACTCAGATGTGTTCTGTTTGTGGACTTATCTTTTTTGTCAGACTTAATTTCATATTCCCACACATACATCTTTTCTTCAGACTTTCGATAGAAAAAAATATACCCTGAACCTGATACTAAATTATTTTTGTTTTTTCGTAAATACAAATCAATAGATTCGAATGCAATATTCCATATTGATTTTGCTATGTTGAAAGCATCAAATAGTTTTGGCCCCGAAAACTTCAGAGTCTTATCTAACTCACTCTCTTCTTGTTCGGTTAATTGTCTTGGTTTCTTAGGAGTTAATTCTTTAACAAGTATCTCGTCATCAGGAGATTCAAACTTTTTGTTGGTTAACAAAAGTGTATTCTCCTTTGAGATTGACTGAATATTTGCAAGGTGTAATGACAATTCAACAAAATTTGGGTATAACTCAAACTTATCAAAACTCTGGTCACATTTCTGTAGATAGTCCAACAAGGTATATTTGTTGTACTCGAAATCCAATGGTTCTTTAAACATCCATTCTGGATTTAATTTGAATGATATCTTTTTCTTTCTACCCATAGGGAAATTATAATAGTTATATACTATTAATCAATTCTCATTATATAAAATAAGTCATTGTCATAAACCACCTCATGAGCTTCTCCATCGTAGGTCGCAAGGTAATGACCATAACCATCAGTATCAATTGCTTCTTGGGTTAACGCATCTATGTCAACGAACTGATCATAATCTATATTCAAATCGTCAAAAAACCACCAAGGATCGTCTTTAACCTCACGTAATTTGGTTGCAATCATATCATCAATTAATTCATCAGGGAATTCTCCTTGGGGATCGGACCTTATTTCCAAAATTTCCAAAGTATAATCATCAATTAATTCCTCGAACTCAGATATTTTGGATGAATAAAAATCTTCATTTCCTCTCTCCATAAAATTTTGAAATTGTTTTACCCCATTCTCTAATCTTTTTTGTTTGTTTGTTAAAATTTCGACTTGTTCTTGTTGTTTGGAAGACAACATCCTATCTTTATCGTCAAAATACGCTTCTGCGTAGTTATAAACATCATCATTAAAATATTCTTCG